TCATGGCGGCAGTAACACCGAACCAGAAAGATTTTATCCCTTCTGGACAAGCACCGATGGCGCAAGCTCCTGCGGCTCAACCGCAACAGGCAGCGCAACCAACGTCAGGTGCAGTTCCAAGTTGGGCTAATAGGTAAATCTAGCGGCACAGGTTTTTCCACACCTGCTAGACCTCGCACAGGGGGGGCGAGGCCAATACCCCCCACCATCTAGACTGAAGTGGATTCGGATATGTTACTGCGCCCTTACCAAGAGGCCGCTATCAATGATGCTTGTAAAGCATTAGATAAGCACAAAAACACAATCGTTGTTGCGCCCACAGGGGCGGGTAAAACAATCATGCTGTCTGCGCTTGTCGGTGAAAGGTTTAAAAAAGGTCAAAGAGTTCTTGTCATGCAGCATAGGGACGAACTTGTTGATCAAAACAAATCTAAGTTCGAGCGTATTAATCCATACATCACAACAAGCATTGTGAATGGATCAATGAAGGACTGGAGCGGGAATACTATATTCTCTATGGTTCAAACAATATCCAGAGATAGAAATCTTATGGATCGGCCTGCTTTCGATATGTTGGTGATTGATGAAAGCCATCACGCAGCAGCCGACACATATTTAAAAGTTATTAATACAGTTAAAGAAGACAATCCAAAAGCAGAGATTGTAGGCTTTACTGCTACGCCTAACAGAGGCGATGGAAAAGGTTTGCGAAAGATATTTAATAACTGTTCGCACCAGATCGACATTACAACACTTATTCGAGAAGGCTTTCTTGTACCACCAAAGTCATATGTAATTGACTGTGGAGTTAAAGATAAACTGAATGATGTGGCTATCAGAGGCAATGACTTTGACATGGATCAAGTCGAGTCGATTATGAACCGCAAAGTTATTAATCAAAAGGTAGTTGAAGAGTATCTTAATCATGCAGAGGGCAGAAAGACTGTTGTATTTTGCAGCACAGTAAAACACGCAGAAGATCTGTTAGAAGAGTTTTTAGACCAAGGTGTCAGGGCAGATATAGTCACAGGAGAAACGCCAAAAGCAAAGAGGGCACAAACGCTCTACGATTTGGTTCATAACGATCTTCAAGTTGTGGTTAATGTATCTGTACTTACAGAGGGATTTGACGCTCCACCAGTGTCGTGCATCATTCTAACCAGACCATGTTCTCAAAAAGCCACAATGGTTCAAATGATCGGGCGTGGCTTACGCACAATAGATCCAGAAGAGTTTCCTGATTTAGTTAAAAGGGACTGCATTGTTTTGGACTTCGGAACAAGCATATTCACGCATGGATCATTAGAAGATGCTGTAAACCTAGAAGAAAAACAAAAAGGCGAAGCACCTCTCAAGCAATGTCCAGAGTGCGAAGCCGTTGTGCCTATGAGTGCTAAGATATGTCCTATCTGTGATCATATCTTTGACAGTGGCGAGAAAGAAGAAAAAGAAGAGCTTCATTCGTTTGAAATGACAGAGTTCGATCTAATGCAGATGTCTCCATTTAGATGGATGGATATGTTTGGAGATCAAAGTCTGCGCATGGCTATGGGTTTTGAAGGCTTTGTCGGGGTAGCAAATACATCTGATGTATCAGTTGCAATTGGTAGAAAAACTCAAGGTAAGCTAAAAGTTCTCGCAGTTGGTGGTAGTGTGCAATGCACAGCAGCAGCAGATGATTTCTTGCGAGAGATTGAAGATGGCAATGCCGCCAAAAAGACAAAAAGATGGCTAGATCAACGATTAACGGATAAACAGAGAGTACACCTTGCTAATCAGGGAGTAGATGTGGAGCCATTTGACTTCTCTTGGACGAAGTACAGGGCAGCTTGTATGCTTAGTTTTTTATGGAATAAGCAAACAATTGAGACAACAGTGGAGAGGTATTTATGAAAGACGTAAAAACGCGATGGGCAGTATATGATGATGGGCTTAAAATTTGGTTTAATGGCGTATTAGTCGCTGTAATTGAACCAAGTGAATTTAAGCACATGGTTTCGGATCTTGCGTTATGGTTAAGGCACGATGATGCAGAGGGTCAGGGTGATGGCTAGGTTTGAGGTCTTTTTAGTCTTGGTAAAAAGAAAAGATGATGGAGAGGTTTATACAGATGATTTGGAATATGTTTGTTATTGCGATGATACCTACAAACACGCTCACATGAGCGATGCAACAAATGAACTTATTCAAGAAGAGGTTAATGACTCAGAAGACGAAGTTTTGTTCGGGTCAGCAGATGTTTTTATTAAAGATAAAGTAAAGTTAAAAATAACTTTTAAAAACAAAGATTGCGATACTGAAGAAATAGAAGATTTATTAGATTTAATTTTAGATAAAACAGATCAAACAATACACTGAGGAGGAAACATGGGAAAAAAAGAAAGAAAAGGCGGACACTGGACAACTAAATTGGAGGATGGCTCAATTTGTACGTTACAGCATTGGACGGATGGAACCTCTACTTTGGACGTAACAAAATTAAGTAAAATCGGCAAAAAAGTTGTTCCTTTGACAGAAACACATAAATGGACAACTCCCCAAAGAGAAGAAAGAATAGAAGACTTTCAGTTAAGTATGAAGTCGGGAAAAATAGAGGCGGTTAGAAAATGAGTAACGAACCAAAGCCAATGAAAGAGTTGGCATTTATATTAGGAACATTTGGTTGGGACACCAAATTCTCTGATCTTTCAGAAGATCAGGTTCATGTATTAATATTTGCTTTGCAGGAAGCAGCAAAACTAACAGAGGAAGTTGAAATTGGGAAACTCGAAGACAAATACTATAAGTCAACAGGCGCTTGGCCTACTACAAGTATCCCCTTCTGATCCACAAGCAGAGGCAATATCGCAAGCAGTAGACAAAGCTATCGTAGAAAAGAATAGCAAACGCGAACGAAGAAAATACTTGGGAGCTTCAAGCATAGGTGACGAATGTAGTCGAAAGATACAGTATCGGTACTTAAACTATCCACAGGACGAGGGTTCGGGCTTCAGTGCAAGAACACTCAGGATATTTGAGTTCGGTCACTACATCGAAGATTACGCTGCAATGTGGTTGCGGGATGCAGGGTTCGATCTGCGAACAGAGGATAAGATGGGAAAACAGTTTGGCTTTTCTATAGCCGATGACGAAATCAAAGGGCACATTGATGGCGTTGTCTGTGACGGTGACGTAGATATGGGCTATCCATGTCTGTGGGAAAACAAGTCAGCGAACGATCAAAAGTGGAAAGGCTTTCAGCGCATGGGGGTAGCAAAGGCAAATCCTGTTTACGCTACTCAAATCGCTTTATATCAAGCCTACATGGATCTTACAGAACATCCTGCGCTCTTTACAGTGGTAAACAAAAACACATCTGAGATTTACTACGAGTTAGTGCCGTTCAATCGGGAGTTAGCACAGTCGGCAAGTGACAAGGCTGTAAATATCTTGACTGCGGCTAAAGCAGGTGACATTCTACCTCGCATAGCTCAAACAAAAGATTTTTTTCTTTGTAAGTTTTGCGAGTTTAGGGAGACTTGTTGGAATAATTAGAAAAAGCGGGGGATAGGCAAAAGGACTATGATCTACCCCCCGAAGAGGTAAATATGTATATAAGGACAATATAATGTCATTAAGGGTAATTGGCAACACAAGATATAGTAGTGAACCGAGAGATTTAGTCGCAGAGATAACGGATAAAGTTCCGTCTTATGTGCAAATAGATGCTTTAAAAAACGCTTATCCAAACGGAAGAATTGTTCGGAATGAGTTTTATTTAGGATCTTTGAACGGCGAAGCGGGTCAATCTCTCAAGATTAATATAGATCCATCTAGCTCAGAGTTTATGCGAGGCATGGACTTTAACACAGGTGACGGCATCGGGGGTATAACAAAAATCCTGATGGCGGCATACAGTTGGAAAATTAAAGATGTAGCCGAACATTTTGGTACATGGCTGGAAAAACCAAAGACAGAACCACCCATGAACCCAATAAATCCTGCACTTGCCCAGCCGCAGCAGGAACCACAACCCGAACAAATTAAACAAAAGCGGGTCATCGACTACTCAACGCCATACGATGGAGAGTATTTATATCTATCAGAAGACGGTGAAATCATCGTTGCTGTCAGGAAATACATCGAACGGGATCAAACTGGTGAAATTGTTCGGGATAATGACGGCAGCGCAAAGAAAGAGTTTCGTCAGTTTCCACGTTTACCAGAAACTAGGCCGTTATATAACCTACCGCAGATTAAAGAAGCAGATCGGGTCATATGGGTAGAGGGCGAAAAGTGTGCTGATGCACTGATCAATCTTGGTCATACAGCAACTTGCACTATCGGGGGCGCAGGGATGCTATCTCAGCGCACAAAAGATAAGTTCGACTTCTCTCCATTGCACGGCAAAGAGCTTATTATATGGCCTGATAACGATGAAGCGGGTCAAAAATTAGCTAAAATAGTGCAAGAGCTTGGTGTTAACGCAGGGGCAAAAGCCGTTACGATGCTTACGCCACCACAGGGTAAGCCAAAAAAGTGGGACGCTGCTGATGCGATTGAAGAGGCTTTTGATATATCGAAGTTTCTTAACGCACCAAATCATAAGGTAAAGAGAACATTATCTCTCAAAAATAGAAACCTGCTTATTGGAAATCAATTTGCTGGAGCTGCACCCGAACAAAAGTTTTTAATCGGTGACACCATACCGCTGGGAATACCATGTGTTTTCGCGGCTGCTGGCGACAGTGGTAAAGGTATGATGACATTAGATCTGGCTATGAAAGTGGCATCGGGGGAAGCTATGCAAAATTCTTTTGGGGGTTTGGTCGCTCATCACGGGTCAGCTATTATATTATCGGCGGAAGATGACAGAGATGAGCTGCATCGCCGTGTCAGCAGGCTGGACAGCTCGAACAATCGTTCGGGTTATAAGCATGATTTGCTGGTTGTGCCCCTTCCAAACGAAGGCGGGGTGTTTCCAATTATGATGAAATCAGACAATACCTACGTTACATCACCAGAGTTTGAGAAGATATATGAGGAGATGTTAGAAATTGATGACCTCGCGCTAGTTATTATTGATCCTATGGCATCATTTGTACACGCAGATGTAAATGCAGATCCTGCAGCAGGCGCTGCTTTTATGGGCTTGTTGGCTCAAATGGCTACAGAAACAGGCGCTACAGTTATGGTCAATCACCATATGGCTAAGATCAGGGACAAAGAGCCTGTTACAACGCCAGAACAGGCTCGTAATCTTATTCGGGGTACGTCAGCTATTGTCGATGGGGTCAGATCAGCATTTGCTGTTTGGCAAGTGGATGAAGGTGTTGCTGAAGCTAGATGCAGAGATATTGGTATAAAATATCAAAGAAACATGATTTATGACGGCGCAGTTGTAAAATCCAACGGGGTGGCAAACCGTGAAATCCGAAGATTTGTTCGGAATACAAATACGGGGCTGCTGGAAGATAGAACTGTTGATATGAATTCAGCTAAATCATCTGCAACTCCTCGCGTTCAAGAAAGAAGAGAAGTTATTTATAGATGGATTGTTGAACGTGAAGATATGGGGCTTCCCCTTACAAAATCTGGAAAAAAGAATGGCATATTGCACTATGCTGGAAATCAACCAGAAACAGATACTGAGGCTCAAGAAATTAAAAAACAATATAGGCAAACAATAGAAAAAGATGTTGATAACTTAATTGGTGATGGTCGAGTTAAACAGTTTAAAAGAACTAAGGGTGGAAATATTGAGTGGCTTGGTGTCGTGAATGGTAGATTGCAGAGAGAAGAGGAAGAATTAGGTATTGACTAGATATGGTAAAGTATGCTAATTATCCCAGTCTAATTAAAAAGGAGAAAGTAATGATTACAGTATTTGATAAAAAAGAAGACAGGCCGAGCTTACAAAAGGCTCAAGAGCTTGTCGGGGGCTTGGTGGAGATTGTTAGATCACCAGACAACCCAACGTGGCAAGTCCTCGTAAACGAAGAGGGGCTGCTTAAAGATTTACCTTTTAATGCAGAAGCATCAAAGATCTGCAACACTGGCATTGTCGGTGACGCTGTTATTCTTAAAGGGGATGCCCAATGGGACTAAAGGCTCAAGTAAAAGGTAAAGTATACGAAAGCGAAGCTGCTAGAATAAGATACGAGGATCTTTACAGTAGAAACTGGTGCGTTCAAAATAGATTGGACGTATCAGAAAGACCAAATCTTCGAGGGCAAATCAAAATAAAAACTTTTGCTGAAAAACAAGATGAGATTAAAAATCTATCTAAAAATGCAAAGATGGTTAATAGTTTTCTAAGCAGAAATATGAATATACCAAAAATTGCAGAAGTAATGTTTTCAACCGAAACTTTTGTTCGGAATATTATAAGAAAATACAACTTGCCTAAATAATTAATTAGGCCGAACTCGCGGCCTAACTAATTTTGATTGAACATCTGAAGGCAAGCACCACATAGAAATATCGTTGCCATATAATTCGTACATATGATCGTACATATGATCAAACGTTCGGCTGCTCATGGCCTTCATGCAATGCTGCTCACTCTCAAACCAAACAACGGTGTTAATCTCATGGTTGTGCAAGGTGTAAGAAAGAACCAACGCTGTAAA